GGCATAAATGGAGTCTCATATGCGTTATATGACTGAGCGGCTTCAGTAATAAGAGCATTATTAGACAGAGTAATAGTATTAGAAGTTACGCTGCTAATAACAGTTCCACCAGGAATAACGCCTACAGAACTAAATAACTGACCTCTAGCTAAACCGACTGTGCTACTTACATTTGTAATAATGTTAGAGCCAATCGTAGCGTCCCCTACAAAGGGAGTAGGGGGACCGAAAAACTTAGGATATATACTTAGGAAGTCATCTGTAGTAAAAGATGGGTTTCCGTTTGTAAAAACTATGCTGGCAGCGGCCGAAAATTGGAATAAGCACAGTCCACCATAGTCTACTCCAGCCGTCCCATACAGCATGTCATAGAATCCACAAATATCTGGAAACCCATAAGACGACATATCTTACTCCTTATTTACTACCTTCTTCTTCAGTCTCGTCAGATTCAGCATCTTCAGGTTCTTCTTCTAACTCACTCTCTTCTGACTCTTTCTTAATAAGATCCATTTTTTCGAGAGCATCGATCTCCTCTTGAGTATGGGTCTTGTCACTTACTGCAGAATTCATGGCAGGAGCAGAAGTGTCGTGGCCCGGATATGGACCAGGGACAAGACCTCCAGGGTTCTCTCCTACAATAGGGCGAGCGCGCTTAATCTTACTAGCTGTTCCAGACTGAAGTATTACTAGATCGCCAGAGTCGATTAGAATCTTAAAGGCAGGATGATCTTGAACATCCTCATGAACTTCCGTAGCTCTTTTAGCAGGAACATGAACAAGTCCGCCTTGTGTAGACTGAGAGTGAAGGTTTAAATTTCTGCTTGAAATTACGCGTGGCATGATCTTCTCCTAATTGCAGTTAAAAAAAGGAGGCCCCCCATGTAGAGACCTCCATCATGGCATTGCTTAACACTTAACCGCCGTAGAAAAGACCAATTGTCTGAGGACGATTGATCTTGACAACGCCAATGTTGGCAAGATACAAGAATTCAAAGCAGCCAGACACGATAGAAGGAGGAGCACCGAAACGTGTGATCTCCTGAGGAATGCCAAGACTTAAACAATCCTTATCGTACTTATACGCAATGATTTCAGTTGTGTTGCCTGGGCCCGCCGTATCAAGCCACACAGGGAGAGGATAGATCTCAGGTTCAATGCCAAAAGCAGAACCGAGATAATTCTTCTTGACGTACTCCTGAATAGAAGCATAACCACTCGGACCGCCTACAATAGCCATCGGTTGAGTAATTACAATGTATAGAGAAGTAGGAAGAAGGAAACGATCCGGCATAGCTCCTGGGGCATTACCACTGGCATTCCAGATTGTCTGAGCCATAAAGTTAAAGTCACCCAAAATCTGTGTGGCATTCTTTGTGGACCAGAGAGTCGAAGCACCAGTTCCTGTTGCAGGCAAAGAAGTAGTTGTCAGTGATGGGTTATTGACAAGTCCTTGATTGCCGGCATATCCTGCATAAGCACGTGTATCCAACGTCTTGCTGTAGTCTACGCGAACTCCCTTATCAAGGAGGTCTTGCGGACTGCGGCCGACCTGCGCCATACGAAGAGATTCTACAATCGGAATACGAATGCGAACTTGGTATGGGAACACGGGCCAGACGTCCTGGTTCATGTTGTACTCAATCACACGTGAATCATTTGTCTGCGAGCCAGCGCTATTATCGCGAGGACCGCGAAAATCAACGTTGTGCGCGGTGTGATTCATAATCCAGCCACCACCACGATCAATTGGCAGATCGCGAAGATAGGTGTAATTTTCCAGTGGGAGACGTACAACTGGATCATGTTTGGAAAGCTCTGCCATTAGGAAAGTCTGTCCTGTTGCCGCCGCAGCCGCATCAGAAAGGACCTGCCCGGAGCGTAGCCGATTCAAGTTCTGCTGGTATTCTCTGGGGTTCATTTCTAGCCTTTCTGCCGGTTAGGCAATGGTACGAGCAAGTATAGTTACCTGAGCCGTAAGATCTGACTCGAGGTAGCCAGTCTTCCATTGGAAGTTTGGATAAAGTACGGTGTTGGCGCCATCAGCGACAGCTTCGAGTCCGCCGATAACACCATTCGGAATAGCCCCATTCAACGCAACGCGAATGTAGACAGCTCCACCGGCAGTAGGAGTGCCATTGTTGCAGCTTACGTTAACAGTGCCCTGAACAAGACCATCCATGATAGATCCCGGTACATAATTTCCACCAGGAGTAAGTACATCATTCGTACCGGCCGTGTTGTAAGTTGTGTTGATATTCACATTGCTTACAGCAATTCCGATGGCCTTAGAAGCGGTTACCGTACCACCGCCTGCAATAAAGGTCTTAACGCTAGAATATGTGTTATTTGCGTTAAGAATGAAGGTTTCACCAAATGCAATAGAGTTAGTATCTGTCGGATTAACTTGACGGGCACTCCTTAGAGAATACCCTTCATTACTGATATTCCCGACAAAACCGAGGTATAGTCCCTTTACAGGAATTACGGTTGCTGGCATGGTTATTTACCGCCTTTCTGAGCAAGGTATTCATCGTGCTTTTTCTTACCGACATTGTAAGGAACACCCTCATAGAACCTTTGGACATCGAAATTCTGTGCAGATGATGCGTCGGTAGCAACCCTAATCTTTTCTGGCTGCTTTTGAACAGAGAAAATCTTATAAGCAGAATTCCCTCCAGCGTTAATAGCCCTGACAGAGCTATTATAACTATCGAGAAGTACTTTTTCATTTTCTGTTCTTTTCTTAGTAGGCTTAGCGGCAATGGCTGCCACCTGTGGCCTTAGTGACTTAACGAGAGTTTTCATCGAGTCCATGGCCACTTTATTACCAGCATGAAGTACAGAGTCACCGAGATCATCAATCTTATCTGTGGCTTCTCCTAATTGATCTTCAGCCATTTTATCTTCTTCATCTTTTTCTTCAGACTTAGCATCTTCGGCGGTATCATCTTTCTTCATATCGCCATCTTCAGCCAATTCCTCTACTTTGCCGTCTTCAGCCATTTCCTTGTCCGCTTCTTTAGGCTTTGCGTCTTCGGCCATGTCTTCATCACTGTCCTTCATATAGGCGTCGAGAGCATCCTTTAGACCTTTAAGACTAGTCTTCTTACCAAATGCGTCACAACCCATTTTATTAGCATCTTTCATAGCACTGAGGCAGCGATCGAGAGCCGCATGAGCAGCTGCGCCATGAGCATCCACGGCCGGCTTAGCTTCAGCAGCACTGTCTACTGCAATAGTTGGTTTTACTTCGACAGCCGAGGCAGCAAGCGGAATATTTTTCCCGCTCCATGCTCGGCTAGCTTCAGCAAGTTCTTCGGGAGTGGCGCCATCGAGCGCGAGCTTCTGGATACCCGCTCCGAAAATTCTTTCGAGAATTGACATTTTAAATACCTTTCTTGGTTTGATTTCGGAAGCGGTAGAATCCGAATCCAGAATTGCGATTCGGGGTCCGGCCCTGCCTCTTTCAACGACGGCCACGTGATTTCCACGGATGTCCCTCATCTCTATAGAACCAGAAGGAGTTTTATAGAGCTTTAGAACATAGCCACAACTTACATCTCGAATATCCTGTTCTTTAATTTTTCGAATAAGATCAGGATTCTTAATGTGAAGATCACCGACTAGCGTTACTTCTCCATCATGGTCAGGGCCTTGTCTAACTTTTTCAATATGGCCGCAGCTTAGTTCTTGATCATTTTCAACATGAACTACGCTACCATCTGGATGCTCGTCAACCACCGAATTACCTTCAAAAGATTTGATGGTGTCCGGGTGTAAAACTTCTTTAGGAGGTCTATAAACTCTATACCTTCTAAACTCGTCAAGATTCCACTCAGGTTCATAACCGGGCATCCCGATTAATTCTTTTCCAAGATACTCTTGATAGCCACTTCGGCATATAGGGACATTCTCACAAATCAAATACCCATGAAGAGTAGTTGACATGTTTGGACTTATTGCAAGAGCGTAATAGTTTTTGGCCACTTTAGCCCTCGTTATTTGTTTCCCCGTAAGGCGGTCCATATGGCGTCATTGTCATTGTTTGATCAAGAATCCCGATTGGCGAATGATCCTTAGGTGTAAGGTCAAACATAGGGCCGCTTGAGAACATTTGATCGGGAACCCCGCCTACAAAAGGGTTCATAGTGGCTATTTCATAGGTTGGGTTAGCGGGCATTCCCCCAGGAATCTTCATTTAACTTCCTCCTTGTCTAAATGGTAAATTTGGTTTAACTGTAATGTTCGGATCTTGATAAGCAGAAAGTCCTAACTTAGGGGCAGGGCTAATCACACATCCACTGTTCCCTCCGCCATTGCCTTCATTCTGACGAACATTCTTTTTTGGGAATGACTTTAAAGTATTACTATCTGATCTCATACTCGTCCTAAAGGAATATATGGATTTCCGTACTTAAGCCAAGACTTAAACTCAGCTATACTAAGGGCCGTGATGCTTCGGAATATTTTTCTTCCTAGCTGATGGCCAGCTAAATAACAAGCTAAAGCTTCTTGCTTGCTATAAAAGCCTATCATGCATTTGTGCTCATCGAACTCATTTGAGTTGATAGCGTTTTGGTCAATAACAAAGACTCGACCGCTGTGAATGTGTGCCCCTATATAGCAATCCATCTCATCGCCGTCAGATCCGATGTAGCCACCGATAAAGCCGTAATGCTCAGGAGCTCGTGTTACCCAGCCATGACCATATCGCAGAGATCCCTTAGGGGTCTCGATGTGAAGGGTAAGACCATAAAGACGAATGACGGTAAGATTCTTTATCATTTTTCACCTTCATTCATCAGCTCTAGATGGATAAAGTTATTTTCTTTATCTATTTTAGTAACTTTAAACCGTGATCCTTTATCTAATAAGTGTTCACGAGCGCTATCAGGAGTCACGCTAGAATCTACACTATTCATCGGAAGTACATTTTGCCCAGATTTAAGATTAATTACTAGCATAGCCTTATGGGCTCTATCTGAGTTACCTTCAGTAAGATCTTCAGAAAAATCCATAAATCCACGAGAAGTCTCTTTGTCTGTGGTGGTAGAAGAAAAAGCAGCATTATGAATCACATCCCCAATAGAGGCGTTAAGAAAGCTATTAACGTAATCTATAGATTTCTGATTGTGTTTTCCATTTGCATCTTCAAAGCTCCTTATTCCACGATAAAGCTCTATATCACGAGTGGCCTTAAAAGCTTTTACAGAGTTAGATAAATTATCTACTTCCTGTTGAAGCTGCTCAAAAGTATGACCTTCCTTTACTCTTGGTCCGGTGCTGCGATTTCTTCCTTCGAGAGAATTAAAAGCTAAGAATCCTTGAACGGCATCAGCAGATTTAATATACTTGGCTATTGATTCTGTCCATGAAGGTAAGACAGGACTAATTTGTTTAGTTTTCCTGAAGTCTCTCGCATAGAGATCATCAACGTCACAATTCTCTTTAGCTATGCCTATCTGACTCTTTAAAGCTTTCTCTGGGTTTTTAAGAATTTCATCTTCTTTTTGTTTTGCCAACTTTGCGGCTAGTGCATTTTCATTAGCCTTTTTCTTAATAAGCTCAGGTTCTACTTTATAGGCTTTTTCTTCCGCTTTCTTTAATTCGTTGAACTGAACATTAAATAAAAATTTATCGAATTTCATGTACTTCGAATCGCCATTCAGCCAATCTTTGTACATCTCACTTGATTTAAGTTTTTCTATTTTAGCCGCGATTTCTGGGGTTTCATCAGCTCGTAATAAAGCAGAAATTTTGTTGTCAAACTCAAACTGTTTTGGAAATAACTTTTTCTTAATAGCATCTATCTTTTCATCAGACATATGATCAGATGGAAGGTATTTAGAAATTACAGATTCAAGTTTACTGTCACTCCAAGTAGCATAAGGTTGAGTCTCGACAGGAATCCCAGAAGACATATTGGCTGCAATATCTTTTTCAGCTTGCGCAATCTGGGGTTTAAGATCAGCATGAGCTTGTTCGATCTGAACAGGCGATACATACTGCGGCTCTATAGCAGGAGTATTTTCTAGATTGGGTTCTTGCGGCTTACCTCCCCAGTCAGGATCATGTAGGCGAGGATGCTCTTCAGGAATAAAAGTATAGTCGAGGGCGAGTTTGCCAGTGGAGTCCACAACTGGAATCTCAAGTGGCATTACTTTCTCCTTACTGAGCCACCTAAAGCTCCTTCTCCCCTAATCTGTTTGCCGGTTTTTGACTCTTCAGATGGCGGTGGAGGAGTTTTCATGTTATGCTTTACAGCATGTCTCATAGACTGCTGTGCCGCAGCTGCTGAAGTACTAGAAGTAGCCCCTGTTTGAATTCTCTTAGACTTATGCCATTTAAGACCCTGTACTCCGATTGGCTTTGATTCTACAGGAATTTGTTCTCCAGGTTGTGCCCCGGGCACCGCTCCGCTAGATTCTTCAGATCCTCCAGATCCACCAGGTACTTGACCAGAAGCTCTTTGCATCGCTAGTTGCATTGCCGCTTGCCGCTTTTCTTGCTGCTCTTGCTGCTGCTGTTGAATCTCAGAAGCATATTCATCAGGTGTCTCAACCAGTGACTCCGCTGATATGTTGCTAAATAATCCATTAGTACCGCTCTGCTGAGCGAGCTCTTTGCGCGCTTCTTGCTTGGTAAGCAAGTCAGCATTATAGGCCATAAGCACAGATTCTACTAGAGACTTTCCTAGGTCATATCTTTCTTGATTACTTTGCGAACGAATAGGAGCCCAGTGATAGTCTAAGTCGTCTGGCACCTCTCCAAAGCAGGATTGGGCAATAATCGGCAAAAGCTGATCGATGATTTGATTTCCATCAGAGGTACGTTTTTGCTCAATAAGATTGTCATATAGCTGTAAAGAAGACTGGCCGTTAGACGAAAAATTACCACCACCTCCCATACCTGCTTCTCTGCCGAAAATAATTTCATACGGAATTTCGCAAGCAGCAGAGATATCTTTCATAAACTCATGGTACACATCTGATATTCCACCAAAGCTGTATGAGCTCTGATTTAACTTTCCATCTTTACCTAAAACTAGGAGTCCTTGATTGTTAAGGAGGGAACTTATAGATTGCATGCGCTCTGTAAATCTAGTATAAGCATCATTATTAGCCCCAGCCCCAGACATCATAGTGGCCAGTTGAGGCTCTTCTATACTCAGAATTTGAGCCCTAGTAAGAAGAGATACAATATTCCAAGAACTGTAGTCCCTTTTTTGAAGCTCGTCGAAAATAATCTCTACTTCAGACATTCCCCAATAAAGTTCAGTCTGGACTTCCCACTGCGGAAGCTCTCTCCCTGTAAATCTTAAAACTCTAGAATGATGGATATTTACATTTCCAGCATCCATAATGCAGTTATAATAAGTAGGAAGTCCAAATCCCCCAGGATCATTGATATTTGAGTTAATCTCAGGACCTGGAATAATTCCTGACCAGCGATCTAAAGGAATAAGTCCTTTATAAGAATTAATTTCGATTTCATCTAGGACTAATGGCTGCGTTAAGTCATCGTGCCCATCAATGACTATAATAGCCCCAGCTCCACCAAAGAGCCTACCCCACTTGGCCGCCGTCCTTAGTTTAGTTATAGTCTTAGTTTTTCTAACTGTTTTGTAGAAATGACTAATTTGCTCGGGGGTTATCTGAGAATCCAGTATAGGAAAGCTTTGATACATATCGTTTGCAATAGTATCAATAACGCGGCGTACGATCCATGAACTCCGATATAGACTGAGGATTAATGGATAATCCTCAGTAAGTCTGTTTAGTGGATAATTGCCAGAATTTGCTAGATTAGGAGTGCCCTGCCCTATACGGGCAGCAGGATTGCTATAAGAGTCAGTGGCAAGATTACTACTTCTGACATAATTCTTAAAATCGTCATCAGGCAGATTTTTCTTTACCCTAGGCCCTGCAGCCTTTTTAGTGGTCGGCATTTTTCTATCCTTAGTGTATTGACGAATTTCCTGTAAGTGATGACGCTCCACTGAGAGTTGGACTAGCTCCTATACTATATTGATAAGTACCAACAGATGAAGTGTAAGGACCCGAAGAGTTATATCCAATGACACTTAAAGTTGTAGTGCTGCTTATCAGAATTGGGGCAGTGTATAGAGTACTAGTAGAAGTAGGAGTAGTACCATTTAATGTGTAATATATAGAGGCACTCGAATCAGTAGAAGTCAGGACTACGCTCTGAGATGATGAATATGATCCAGCAATGGGGGATGCTGTGGGAATAGGCGTACCTGCAGTAAGTGTAAGCGGATAATTAGAACTAGACACCCCACCATAAGAACCTGTGATGTTTGTACTACCTGTAGTAAGAGCAGTTCCTATTCCAAATGTGCCATTAGTGGCGACTCCACCATTAACTGGATTAGAGGTAGACACAGAATAATTACCTATGGAAGCTCCTGATGGATTGCTACTATTCCATGTAACTCCACTTAAACTGCGAGTACTGCCATCAGCATAACTTCCAACAGCAGCAAAAGCAATTCGCGTACCTACTCCGAGAGTATTAAAGCCAAAGGCAGAGCTATTAGGATACCCAGACCATATTGAAACAGTATTAAGAGATCCAGGGCTTTCTACGGTACAAGAATTCTGCGTATAGCCTATATTTGGAGTAGGCGTATCCCCCATAACAGATATAGGAGTTCCTGTATTACAGAAAGGACTACCAGAAGCTAATGAAAAATCACCTATTATTGGATTCGTAAAATTAGAAGATGAAGCTTGAATATCACCAACTCCATTGGCATTTAAGTCCATTTGCCCAAAACCAATAGCAATGTCTCCGCCACTAGAATTTTTCCAGTCGAAATTAGAAGGCTGTGAGACATATGGAACTGTGCCATTGTAACTCCATACAGTAGGAGGTTGAGACTGATATTTAACCCAAAAAGAGTAAGCTCCAGTTCCATATGTTGTATCTGGTCTAACTTCTACTGAAGCATCTAGTAGATTATCTTGATGTGTTGCCTTATCGCAAGCCCCAGACCCCAGACCATCACTTGTGTATTCATTGGTCATGGCATTTCCACCAATGTTATAAATGGTCATATGATAAGTAGTAAGACCTGTTCCAGTCCCATTACAGTCGAGTCCATTAAAAAGGGTACCTCCACCACCCGGTACTCCTGGAGTTAAAATATCTGTTTTACCCCTAGTGGAGCGAAGATTAAAGATAAGAGCTCCTCTTACTTGAACATTAGTAGAGCCACCCCCAACTTGAATCCCAAAACCTAGACCGTGATGAAAAGTGTTATTAGTAAGTATCGCGCCTGGAGCACCAGATACCCTTACTCCACCCTGATTATTAATAAAGTTGTTTCCCATTACCGCCGCATTTGTATTATTTACATTATACGACTGAAAAGCTAATCCTTCTCCATTGCTAGATGAGATTAAGTTATTACTAAATAAGAAATTTGTAGTTCCTCTAGAGTTTACGCTCTCGACATTGTAGTTAAGTTGCTCAAATACATCGATCTTTCCAAAGACATTACCAGATAGAGTAGTATTTGTTATGGCATATGGAGTACCTGAAACTTGATATGGAGCCATAACAACATTCCCTGTGTAGTAACTACCCTCATTTGGGAAGTCGTAAGAAACTAGTGGATTTCCAGCATCATACACGAAATCATTCTGAACAGTTATACTATCCTCTGTATTGGCCGAAGATGAAGAAGTAGGTATAATGTCGATACCAGTAAAAGTCGGACCTTCTAGGGATAGATTGCTGATTAAAATTCCTGAAGATCCTCTAAGGTCTAGAACGTACTTTCGCACGGTTGCTTGAATAGTATGAGAATTGGGGTTTGATCCATCAGAAAGGTTTATATAGCAATTAGTTCCATTGCAATAAAAAAAATTAGAGTTATTTTCTACGTTTGTAAGTCCTGATACTTGCATAGATACCGGAACAGTCGGTATTGATCCCCAAGACTGATTATTGGCATTGAACCCACCAGAAGTAGTTATAGCAGTCAGTCTTGAAAAATAATTTCCATTTGCTGTTACGCTGTAAACTGAATCGTATGGGTTAAAACTTCCTGCAGAATAATTACCTAGCCAATTAATTGCCGGCTTAACTATTGTAGATTCTTGCCCTGTAGAATCTACATACATCTTGGAAGGATAACCGGTATACGGGATAGAGTAGGTTGTCCCAGTAACCAGTGTCCATGTTCCGGCAAGAGTGCTTCTTGCTGTAATTACGGGCGGAGATGAGCTACTAGTAAGTCCTGTTCCGACATAACTAGAAAGGGCGCATTTTGAAGTACTACTACAATTACTATTAATGGTAACAGTCTCTGTAAAACTATCTCCTTCACGAAGCAATATAGCCCAATTAGTATTAGACCCAATTACCGTAGTAGCCTTACCCACGGTAAGATAAGGGGAAGCACATGTTCCTGTTCCACCTGTATCACTTCCATTATTAGCTACATAGTAGACATTTGTATAGTTTGTTAATGGTAATGTAGGAGCGCAACTTGCTGTAGTCGTCGTTATAGTTTGATTAACGATTAAAGAATGCCCTTCAGCGTAGTTTGCATTATCCCCCAAATAGACTGCTTGTATATAGTGCTGACCAGAATTCAAGCTACTCGAAGAATAGGTAGCTACTCCGCCAGACAACGGTACTTGAGCTCCTCCAAGTACAGTATTTCCATCATAGAATAGCACATATCCAGTAGGGGTCCCAGAGCTGCTGGTTGAAGTAACTGTCGCTGTCAGTGTTATGCTGGCGCCACTTGCAGCAGTCGTAGCAGAGGACTTCAGTACAACTTTAGTGGTGTTTAAGAGCACTAGCTGATTATTGTATGAAGGAGCAGTAATTGGAGCATAAGTTGAATCACCGCTATATGTAGCGTTTAGATTCTGATCTCCGAAAGGTAATGTAGCGGTATAAGTGGCAACACCACCAGAAAGTGTCCCCGTACCGAGTAAAGTCGTTCCGTTGTAGAAACTAACTGTTCCAGTCGCCGCTGACGTCCCCATTGTTGCCGTCTGTAAACAGGGTTGTGATACATAGCAGAATGAAGGATTTGTTAGACTTATAGTTGTTACAGTAAGCCCGGATATATTATAAGTTGCTGTAGCCACAGCGCTTATAGCATCACCACTTAAGTAGCCAATAGCATTAAGCGTCTGAGTAGTTGATACACTTACTGTTCCATTATTCACAAGACTTGTTCCGTGAGTGCAGGCCGTACCTGAAGATGTTGGGGTTGACCCGTCAGTTGTGTAGCATAGGGCAGCTCCACCAGTAGTGGATGTTGAGATTGTTACCGTCTGCGTTGAACTATAAGTTCCAGCCACGGGGGTAAATGTAGGAGTGGCTACAGTAGGAGTGCTACCAATTGTATAAGTCCCGGCTACTAGACTAGATGGGGGCCCCAAACCTGCTGGGTTATCTACGCTACCCCCATTGTTATAACTGGGAAAACCAGCATTACTGCTTCCTGCCATCGAGTAAAGCGTGGTCGTAGAGGAAATAGTAATTGGTCCTGTATAAAGAGTTCCAGTCGAACATCCACCATTATTATCTGGTTGAGGGTAATAGATAGGCGTAGTAGCCGAGGTAAGGTAGCAGATGTAGTTATGCGGCGAGGTCGAGGTCGTGATGCCTACCGATTGCGCACTCGCATAACTTCCAGGGGCTACTGAGTAAACCGGACTTGCTGCAGAGGTAGCCGCGCCGGTGCCCGTGACTGTGCTGGGATAACTGCCAGAAGTATAAGTTGAGTTTGCATTCCAGGCCGTCGTGGTCGGAGTCCCAGTAGCAGGTTGCGTAGTGTACGTGAAAGCCGGAATGTTGATCGCTTGGCCTTCATTCGGAGAAATGCCTGACGTGCCAGCCATCAAGCCAATGTAAGCCATATCCCCGCCGACGATATCTGGAATAAAGACATTATTCCACGTCTGAGTAAAGCAGTTCGACCCGGGACACGCGCCGCCAGCAGTCACATCAAACAGGTTGAGCGTCAAAGTCGAGCCGTCGTAATTGATCGTCGCCGAGAAAGTGTCAGAAGAAGGCGAGGAAACCGTGGTCGTTGGATTGTTCAACGAAACAGGCGCCGTGCTATATTGATTGGTTGAGAACTGCCCCAGATAAGTGCAGCAAGTCTGCGGAATCTGGTACGGCGGCTGCAGCGTCTGGAAAATCTGTGCGCTGCTGTGAGTGAAGCTGGTATTCTTCGTAAGCGAGTCAACGGTAGAAAACTTTAGGGCGAATACGTTCACCGGGGGAACGTTTGATCCACCAGCAAACTGAGAAAAGCCACCTTCGCCGCCTGCGCCGCTCGACATAATCCACGGCGCTTGACTCTGGCTTGGCTCGTAGTCGTTTTCAACAACAAACGCCACATTTTCAGCGTTCGGCTGAAACTGAAACGTCGCGGAAAACGCTCCGACATATACTGGAGCCTGCCGTATTAGCGAATTGCCTTGATGCCCTGCATTCAGAGCCGCTAGTTGCGCTTGTGTGCCGACCAGCACCGTCGAAGGATGGTTCGCTAGCCAGAAATCAGCAGACAGACCGTTCACGCTTACGCCGCATTGGCTGGGCCCAGATGTGGTTGTGTTGAAGCCGCTGCTGCAGGGTGAGACGGTCTGCGACGTGCTGCCGGTGATCGTGAAATTGTAGGTCGCCACCGCCGAGGTCGCCTGGCCGCTGGTTCCTGCAACCACCTTGATCGTCGATGTCCGCGAGACCGTGAATGGATATTGGTAGACAGCCAAGCCATGCGTCACAACGCCGCTGCTGATCGTCGGCGTTGATCCGTCATCCGTGATGGCATAGATAACGTTGCTCGTCGCGTCGTTCGCTGTGACGTTTACATAATTAGTGGAGGAACCTCCAGCAGGAGATAAAGTTGGCGTAGCCGTCTGAGCATATAATTGAGCAGACACAAACAGAGAGAAGATAGTAGCGAGTAGTTTTTTCATTCAATTAATACCAGAGAGTCCCGTCATAGCAAAATTGGTATTTTGATCCGGCTGTGGCAGTTCCTGCGACTTTAAATTTCCCTGCTGTTGTTCCTGCTGTCCATGTCCATGCGCCATCTGCAATTAGTACTAAGCATCCAGACCCCGCATTAAATGGTGAAGTCATCGTTCCAATTGCCGCTGTACCTGTTACATGTTGAATCATATGTGTAGGGGCAATTGTCGCAGATGAGGCAATGGCAGTTCCAATTGTCCCGCCAAGAGCATTCGTCAAACTTAGATACCCGTTAACTACATCACCATTTCCTGAGTTATCTCCACTAATAAGCACCCCGCCATTTGGGAAAGTTACCCCTGCGACACTGATATTAGAACTGTTACAGGGATACAATCCTGAGCCTACAGGATAGTTTTGAAAAGCATTTGCGCAGTTAGCATCAGTGGCAATCAGTGTTCCGCCATTATAAATTTGAATAAGACTAGCATTAGCCGTATCTACATTGCCGGCAGATGACCAGTAAGAGATTTGCTGAACATTACTTCCGGTACCGATACTGAGTAATGGACTATCAAATTTACCGCAAACAAGTCCAGTGAATGTATTTCCACTAATACCTGTATAAGAGCAGAAATTAGCCCCACCCCCCGCAGGACCGCCCATAGCTAGATATCTCGGTCTAGAGG